GGTGTCGCCAAGCAGGCCGCCCACCAACGCTCACACCTCACGCCACGACCACCCGCTAGGCTATCCCCCCAGCAGCTCGCAGCCGCCTATCGTCGCGAGCATCTACGCAATCCGCACCGAGCAACGCTCCGGGTCGTGCCACGACATGCTTGACACCACCACCAATGCGGCAGCATCGTTGCCACAACACCCGCCAGACCACCGCGGGTGCTACGGCAATTCCCCGCGCATCGGCTGGATCGTCGCCGCTACTCACTCACAAGCCGAGCTTCACGCCGACGCAAACCTTCGACACCGTGGATACCGAACCTATCTTCCCCTGGTTCTTCGCTCTCGGCGCGATCGCGTCCTGCCAACGCTTGTCCATCGCACCCTCGTCCCCCTCTTCCGCGGCTACCTCTTCGTCCACTACGACAGCCGCGACCCGAGACGCCCAATCCGTGAGACACCAGGCGTCCGCGACCTCATCCGATGCGGCTCCGAAGTTCAGTTCGCCCCAGAAGCCGCTGTGAGCGCGCTACAGGCGTCCGAGGCCGTCCGCCGCTCTCTGCCACCACCCAACAGCCAATGGGCGTCAGGAGCCGCGGTACGCGTCGGAATGGGCATATTCGCCGGCCACCCAGGCGTCGTCACCGAAGTCGGAGCCGACATGGCACTCGTCAGCCTCATGTTCCTCGGACACCTACGCGAAATCTCGCTACCCCTCGACTGTCTCTCCGCACGTGATGATTAGGCACAAATAGCGCCGATCTATGCCTAAAACGCGCACATCCGGCCAAGGACGCCCTGTCGGCTCGCAAAACAAGGCCACGCGCGACATCAAGGCGCTCGCCCAGGTGCAAGGACCGGCCGCCATTGCGCGCCTCGTCACGCTCGGCGGCCTCCTGCCAGGCGGCATGCACAAAGCTGAGAGCGAGGGCGCCCAGATCGCAGCCATCAAGGAGTTGCTCGATCGCGGCTACGGCAAAGCCACGCAGCCGCTCAGCGGCGATCCAGATGGACCACCGCTCGCCGTAGACTTCCGCTGGGCTGATGCGCTGTCGGCGCCGATGCGTGGTGATGATGTGATCGAAAGCGACGATCCTGTGTTGGTTACATTCGCAACCACTGATGACAGCCACTGCTAAACGCCAGACGGTGACGCTGCCATTTGCACCTCGCGATTGGCAAAAGCCTCTCATCGATGACCGCGCCAAGCGCATCGTTGCCGTCGTTCATCGCCGCGCCGGTAAATCCACAGCACTGCTCTGGCGCGGCCTCAAAGTCGCCATCACCAGCAAGAAGCCGCTCCCGCGTGTCGTGCATATACTTCCCTATGGCGTCATGTGGACCCGCACCGGCTTATGGGATCAGGCGGTGCGCGCCGCCGAAGCAATCCCCGGCACGCAAGTTCGCCGCTCAGAGATGGCGATACGGCTGCCGAACGGTGGCGTATGGCAGGCTGGCGGTGCGGATAATCCCGATAGCTGGCGCGGCGGCTATGCGGATGAGTGCATCATAGACGAATTCGATGATACGCCGCAGACGATGGTTGCATTGGTAATTGAGCCAATGCTGGCGGATCGGGATGGCACGCTGGTACGCAGCGGCACGCCGAAAGGTCGTGGGTTGCTTCAGGCTGCGTATGATCGCGCACGCATCTCGCCGGGGTATTCGTCTTATTTGCTTGATTACACGAAGACGCACGCGCTTCCTGTAGAGGCTATCGAGCGACTGCGTCAGGAAATGAGCGAAGAAGAGTTTGCGCAGGAGATGTGCTGCTCGTTCAGTGCGCCAAACTCCGGAAGCTATTATGGGAAGCTTATCGATCAGGCGGAGCGCGATGGCCGGATCGGTTCCGTGCCGCACGATCCAGCTCTCAAAGTATGGACCGCGTTCGATCTTGGAATAGACGACTCGACGGCGATCTGGTTCTGCCAGATCACCCGTGGCGGCGAGTGGCGAATGATAGACTACATCGAGGACAGTGGTGCCGGGCTGGATCATTACGTGCGCCTCCTCCAACAGCGTCCCTACGTCTACGAGCGGCACCTTCTGCCACATGACGCAGAGGTCCGCGAGTTGGGCAGCGGAAAGTCGCGGACTGAGACGTTGCATAGCCTTGGCGTGAAGCCGACCCGTGGCGTCCGTCAGCACAGCGTTGCCGATGGTATCAACGCGGTGCGTATGATCCTGCCGCGGTGCTGGTTCGATGCCGAGCGCTGCGCCAAGGGCATCCACGCGCTGCGACACTACCGGCGTGAGTGGAACGAGGCAGCGCAGACTTGGCGCTCGGCGCCGGTGCATGACCACGCGAGCCACGGCGCCGATGCGGCGCGCTATCTGGCGTTGGGCGTGCGGGAGAGCGAAGTGAAGCCGCTGGACACCATCATCGAGCAGCAGTTCCCGACGCACCGCACCCTCTACGAGGGCAGCCACAACACCGGCTGGATGAGCGTGTGACACTACACCTTCAGGGAGCCACGGACATGAGCGAGACCAAGAGCGACCACGGCACGCGCAGCAGCCACGATACCCACGGCACCCACAGCGGCACACCGGCCCGTGCCAATGCCAGGGCCGCCGCACCACGCGACGCCGCCGCCGACGCGCAGAAGCTGCTCCTCCTGCTCGTGGCCGACTGGCTCAACAACGACCGCACGCACAGCGCGGAGATCGCTGCACTCGCCGCCGCTATGACCGCTGCGGCAGGACCGCCTGTGAACGTCGACGTGCCATACGCCAGCCTGACCGGGGCGACGGCCTCATGCACGATGGGCAACTGGCAGGGCGAGCCCACCAGCTACGCCTACGCTTGGCACAGCGATGGCGTGGCGATCGATGGCGCCACCAGCGCCACCTATGCCGTGCAGCCGGACGACAGCGGGCACAGCCTGGCCTGCGTGGTGACCGCGACCAACGCGCTGGGATCGACCGTGGCGCCGATGAGCAACGCCATCGCCATTGCATGAGCATCCGCCCGATATTCGCGTGGTATGACTTATGGGTTGGTGCCTTTTGGGATCAGCGCAAGCGGTGCCTCTATCTGCTCCCGATCCCATGCTGCGGCTTCGTCATAAGGTTTGGCCCGGCGCCGGCCTGATGTCCGAATAGCCTCTGAGACGTGCGGTGTTAGCGACGGCGTTAGCGAAAAGCCCAGCAAATGGCGCCCCTCGGGACTGCCGAACGGACGTCCGACTGGGGCAGGATTAAACGGGGCCAGAATGATTTCCCACTACTAGGACAACAGACTGATGGGCTGCTTCTCGCTGCTGTGGTTGATTCAGCTCCTGGTGTGGCTGGTCGTCGTCGGCGCGGTCGTCGCCATCCTGATGCTGCTGCTGCCGATTGTGCTGGGGTGGCTCGGCTGGGCTGGCGGCATCGCCATGCAGATTATCCGCATTGTCGTGGCGGCGATCGTCATCATCGCGGTGCTGTGGTTCTGCTACGATCTCATAACATGCGCGGGGCTGGGTATGCCGAGGATGCGGCCATGAGCGAGGCCGCCCCGGCCCTTGAGGCGCCGGCAGAGCTGTGGGTGTCGCCGGGTGAGGGGGAATATGCGGGGCTGTGGGTGCAGGACGGCCCCGGCGTGGACGATGAGGTGCGGTATGTGCGGGCGGACCTGTACGAGGCGCTGATGGCGCGGCTGGCGGTGGTGCGGAGTTGGAACGAGGCGCCGTGCCTGGAACCGCTAGAGGCCATCCAGCAGTGGCAACGGCTCCAGCGGTGAGTGCTTCTGCTCCGTGCGCTTCGCCTGCGTCACGTATTCGCCGTCAGGTCTTGGGAAGCGGTCCAGATACTCGGCTAGTTTTCGCAGGATGTTCGGATCATCTTCGACTGCGCCCAACGTGACATTGCAGGAGTGGCATAACCACCCCCTGAACGCCTTGGTTGCATGGCAATGGTCCAGGTGTAAGGCGCCCATCCCATTCGGAGGGCGTCCGCAGGCTTCACACAGATCAGGTCTAGGATGGGACGCAAGAGCCTCACGGCGAGCGCGATATCTAGCAGCGGCCCAAGCCTTGTATTCGGGGGTCTGCTGACGGGCTTTGTCGCGAGCGCGCTGCTCAGCCTTCTGTGTTGCTGTGAGCGGGTGCTTGGCTCTGTATTCTCGTGAGTATCGGTTGTATGTCTCTCGATCCGTCCAGCGCATGTGCCTGATATTCCTAGCTAATCTCGTTGCTAGGATAGGCGTGTTCTCTCGCGTAATGCAATAGCGTATCGCGCATAAGGCCTGATAACGGGGCTTATCACGTATAATAGAATTGTCAGGGGTGGCTTTCGCCCATGCACGCTGAACTAGCCGACCACATCTGCCTGATAGCGGCGCCGATCTACGCGGCGCTGCTGACCCGCGCGTTGGCGACAGGGGCAGAGATCCCTGCTGACGTTCTGAGCGATCTGCGGCGACATGCGATCACTCAAGCGCTGGCGCTGCGGCTGGACGCGCTTGAGATGCCGGCGAGCTAATACCTGACAAAGTGTCGGTCAAAGTGTCCCGACAGAATGTCAGGCCAGAATGTCGGACATATTGTCATGTGGTTCGCCATCGGCCTCGTCCTCGGCCTGCTGATCGGCCACTTCGGCACGTTCCTGTGGATCGCCTGGCCGCGGCGGCCGTGGTGAGGCGCTGGCCGCCATAGCCGCCTGCTGGCTGGTCCTGATCCTCGCCGCACTGTTCATGGAACAGCCACAGCCTCTGAGCGACGACGACCTGTAAACGCACGCCGCGTGCCTGCAACCCATAGGAGATACCATGGCCACGTTTCGCATTACGGGAGGCGCCCTGACCGGCGTCCTGATGAGCAGCAACTATCCCGACAACACGCTGCCCGGCGACCAGCCAGGGATCGATAATGCCCTGCCGGGCAGCCAGCCAGGGATCGACAACTCGTTGCCGCGCCCGCCGCCTGGCGTGTTCCCGCCGCCGACCATTGCCAACCCGATCGTGCCGATCCCGCCGGGGACCAGTGTGCCGCCTGGCACGATCTGGCCGAGCCCGAACCCGCCGTATCCTGACGCGGGCTTGCCGCCGTTCCAGGGCAGGCCTGATCAGGGGCTGCCAGGCGACCAGCCGGGCATCGATAACACGCTGCCAGGGTCACAGCCGCGGCCCGATCAGGGACTGCCCGGTGCGCAGCCTGGGATCGATAATACGCTGCCGCAGCCGCCGCCGCAGATCAGCAATCCGATCTACGACACGTATTGGATGCTTTGCTACACGCCGAACCACGGATGGAAGTATGTGGCGGTCGATCCGAGCCTGACGGTCGGCTACCCGCTGCCTGACACCGAGCCGACCCCGACGCCGCATCGGCGCCGGCAACACGCTCGGTGATCCTGCTGGCGCCAGCCTGTGCTGTGCTGGCGCTGCTGGTAGTGCTGACGGGCTGTGGTCGCAGCTTCAGGAGCTGCGCGGCCTACATCGCGATCCTGGGCCCCACGACGCTGACGATCACATGCCCGCCGCCCGGCTTCCAAGGCACCGAGACCCTGCCGACCGACATCACCACGGAAAGAACCGCACCATGAGACACGCCCTGTTCGCTGCTACTGCGCTGCTCGGCTTCAGCGTCCCTTATGCCGCCAATGCCACGCTGATCCTCGATGAGAGCGTCAACGGCGGCGCGTTCACCACGATCTGCAGCGGCGGGCCGAGCTGCACGCCAGGTGTCGTGTTCACCGATAGCGCCGGCATGCAGTTCACCATCCTCGGCGCCACATCCAACAGCCCCGGCACGCCGACATCCGCCAGCGTCCTTCAGGCGACAGTGGATCTGATCAACACCAGCAGCGCGACCCAGAGCATCGTGCTGCGCGTCGGCGACACCGACTACAGCGCGCCGACCGGCAGCGTCACGTTGCTGAACAACATCAGCGGCACAGTGCTGGTGGGCGGGGCACAGAACGTGTTCGACAGCACGGCCTGCGTGAACGGTGCCAATGTTCAGAGCACTTGCGGTGCGTTCACGACGCCGACGATCGCCGCGAACATCACGCTGCCGGGTTCCGGTGCCAACAGTGACAGCCTGGCGATTGCCGCGCTGGGCGGGCTGTTCTCGCTGACGCAGGAACTCGACATCACGCTGAACGCGGGCGCGCAGATCAACTTCAGCGCCAGTGCCGACGTGGTGCCGGCCGGTGAGCCGGCGTCGTTGGCGCTGATGGGGGTCGGTCTGGTCGGGTTAGGCTGGATCGTCAGCCGGCGCAGGAATGTTTCCTCCCAGTTGCCGGCTTAACTTGCGGCGGCGGGTCGGGCTTGGCGCTTTATGCCCGCCGCTGCCTTTCCGCTGACGGGCAAGACCCCCCACAGGTGAGCCCAGACGGCGGCCCCTCCCGTTATCCCGGCGAATGGTGCGGGAGGGGACTGCCGACACGACAATGAACGACATCCCCCACATCCCCTGGTCGGACGAGGAGCGCGACACGCTGCGGCGGCTGCGCGAGAACGGCGTGAGCGTCAGGCAGTGCGCCGAGATGCTCGGGCGCTCGTTCCACAGCGTGCAGCGGGCCATCCGCCGTGTCGGCATCGAGAGGCCGGCGCAGCAGCCACAGGAGCCGCGACCAGAGCCACCACGCCGTGTGGGGTTGGTGTCGCTGCCGCCACTGCCGTCGCTGAGGCATGAGTGATGGCACGCACACGCGTCCGCGCCGGCGATGCCGAAATCCTACGCGAAGCCAAAGAACGCTTTGAGTTCTGTAAAACGTGGGAAACCGCATGGCGGGGACGTGCGCTTTTCGACACTCGGTTCGCCAACGGCGATGCATTGAATGGCTGGCAGTGGTTCACCAACGGCGGCACCGCGATTGACCGCGGCGATAGACCTAGCCTCACGTACAACCAAGTGAGGCAACACAACCTCCAGGTCATCAACGACGCGAGACAAAACAAAACCCAAATCAAGGTGACGCCGACTGGTGGTAGGGCCACATACGAGGCAGCGCAGGTGTTCAGCGGTATCATCCGCGGGATTGAGTACCGCTCTAAGGCTGTCGATGCTTATAGCACCGCGACATATCATCAGGTTGAGAGCGGCATAGGCTATGTCCGCGTCGAGACCGACTACGTGGATGAGAACTCGTTCGACCTCGACCTCTGGATACGCCGGGTTCCCGACCCTCGTGCGGTGTATATGGACCCAGACTGTAAGTTGTACGACAAGTCGGACGCTAATTTCGCGTTCATCTTCGATGATTGCCCGCGGGACAGATACGAGGAGGAATACGGTAAGGAGGACAATCCGGCCCCCGCCACGCTCGACCATACGGACGGCTGGAATGACCGAGATCATGTGCGCATCGCGGAGTATTGGCGGCGCAATGTGAACAACGCCAAGCTGCACCAGCTACGCGATGGCACCGTGGTGCGCGACGAGGATATCGAGGCGGCCCCGGAGGAAATACAGGACCAGATCCGGTCTATGATCGAGAAGACGCGCGAGGTCGCCGAGCCCGAGATAGAGTGGTTTAAGCTGGCCGGCGACAAAGTCATCGATCGCAGGGAGTGGCCGGGGAAATACATTCCGATCGTGCCGTTTCTTGGCGAGGAGACGGTGATCAACGGCGAGATGGATCGCAAGGGACACACGCGGTCGCAGATCGATGCACAGCGTATATACAACTACTGGGCATCCGCTGCGGTCGAGCAGGTCGCGTTGCAGACCAAGACGCCATACATCGCTCGTATCGATGCCATTCAGGGTCGTGAGAACCAGTGGAAAACCGCGAACACGCAAAACTGGAGCGTCTTGGTTTACAACGCTCTGGACGAGCAAAACCAGCCAATCCCGCCGCCAACGCGTATCGATCCGCCGCAAATGGCCCAGGCTTACATCACTGGGATGACGATCGCGCGCCAGGATCTGATGTCGGTCACCGGTCAGTATCAGGCCGAGCTGGGCATGCCGAGCAACGAACGCAGCGGCATCGCCATTCAGCAGCGGCAGAGGCAGGGTGATACGGCGACGTATCATTATATCGATAACCAAGCGAAGGGCATCCGCCAGATCGGCCGCATTCTCATCGACCTCATTCCTAAGATTTACGACACGCGCAGGGTCGTCATGACCTTGGCCGAGGACGGCGACGAGAACCGCGTCATGGTCGCGCCGGAAAGTCCGGAAGCACATCAGTTCGTCGGGCCTGGGCCAGATGGCCAGCCGCAGGCGCTCTCCCCCGGCGATGCGCAGAAGATGCAGGAGGATCCACAGAAGCCCGATCCATCGGTGATATTCAACCCGAACGTCGGGGCATACGATGTCGAGGCCGATGTCGGGCCGGCCTATGGCACGCAGCGCCAGGAGGCCGCGAATGCGTTCAGCCAGATCATGGCGCAGAACCCGGCGGCGTTTCAGGTCGTGGGCGACTTCTGGGCTGCGAACTCTGATTTCCCCGGTGCAGACGAACTAGCCGACCGGCTGAAGCGCGGCCTGCCGCCGCAATACCGCGCCGGTCCCGATCCACAGGTGCAGGCCATCTCGCAGCAAGCCCAGCAGATGCAGCAGCAGGCCCAGCAGTTACTTCAGAAGGCCGACGCGGAGATCGCGACATTGAAGGCGCAGGTCGTGCATCAGCAGGAGTTGCTGAAGGACAAGAGCCAGGATCTGGCCATCAAGGCCCACGGCACCGCCATTGATGATTACGACGCGGAGACCCGGAGGTTGTCGGCGGTCGGCAGTATCGACCCGATGGCGTTGCAACTCGTGGTGCGGCAAATGGTCTCTGACATGCTGGCGACCGAGCTGCACCCGATGCTACAGCAGCACGCGGCGCAGGAGAGCGAGCTACAGGCCACCGTGGCGCCACCCATGCAGCCCAACGGTGGCAACGGCTCGGCGCCGCCAGCGGCCTCCACAGGGGCGTCAGCAGGGCCATGATGGGCGACGTCAGCTTGGACGCGTTGATAGCCGAGGCGCTCGCAGCGAACCCCGCCAACCCATTCACGACGAGCCTCATCAAAATACACCGGTTGCTGGTCAGCATGGGGCGGCACGACGAGGCGGGGCGGCTTGCGAGAATATTCCCCGACAATGACCGCGCTCGAGAGTGGTTGATTGAGATGCGGGGCCAATAAGTGCCGAACGCGCTGCAGATCGCCGACCCGAACGCCGACAACCCGCTGGCGCAGGCGCCGTCATGGGCTGATGCGGCGCAATCGGTGGCCGGCACGGTCAGCAGCGGTGTGGACGCGCTGGGGCAGTGGCTCGCAGCACAGCGGGCCAAGAGCGCCAAGATGGGGCTGTGGGATGACCGCACGGGGCTGCCGACCGGCAAGGGCCTCGTGAGCGCCGCGCAGCAGACCGGCAACGCGCTGCTCATGGGCACCACGGCGCCGGGCATCCGCGCATTTCATGGTAGCCCATACGATTTCGAGCGGTTCGATACCTCCAAGATCGGCACCGGCGAGGGTGCGCAGGCTTACGGCCATGGGCTGTATTTCGCAGAGGGCGAGGGCACCGCGCGGAGTTACCGGGACAAGCTCGCATTGCAGGGGGATAGCAGGTTCATCGACACACCACAGGGCCGCGTTACCCAAGACGCGGACATAGAAGACCTCACACCGCACCAACGGGCGCTTTTACTAACGGCGAATAGCGGAGGCGATCCGGCCCTTGCCCTGCATACAGCGCAATCGTTCGCACAGAACCCTTACAGCGGTCACTTATGGCCGGATGTTGTCGATCAACTACATAAATCCCCCGATACTTATAGCGGCACGCTGTGGCAGATGCCCGGCCGCATGTACGAAGTGAACATTGGCGCCGACCCGGAGCAGTTCCTGCACTGGGATAAGCCGCTCAGCGAGCAGTCGCCGCAGGTGCAGCAGGCTCTGGAAAACACCGGGCAGATGGACGCCGCGCGCAAGTATTTCCAGGTGAACGCGCGAAGGTTCCCGGACGGGCCGACCGGCGAGGACTTGCATGAATACCTTAGGTTGGCACAGGGGGGTGTCTCGGATCGGGCGCCTGCGGAAATAATGCAGCAGGCCGGCATCCCCGGCATTCGCTATCTCGACCAGGGCAGCCGCGGCGCTGGCGAGGGAACCCACAACTACGTCGTGTTCGACGCCAACACCATCGACATCCTGCGCAAGTACGGCCTCGCCGGGCTGGGCATCGGCCTAAGTGGCGCAGCAGCGGGAACGCAGGGACAGCCGCAGCAATGACCTCCACCGACCGCCTCGCCGAGATGGCCGCCGAGATCGAGCGCCTGCGCGCACGCGTCGCGGAACTTGAGGCCATCGTTGCAGTCGGCCGCGGCACCATGGGCATGCTTATGCCCGACGAGCCAGCCACCATCACCCACGATCATCCACCCTCAGCCCCACCACACGACGAGTAACGCCATGAGCGAAACCACCGAACCCGATGGCAAGCCGGCCCCCGAGCCGGAACCCACACCAACCCCCGCACCAGAGTCCACACCGCCCGAGACCGACGAGCCGGCGCCGGCAAAGGAGGCCGAGGAGGAGCGCCAGTCCCGCGGCGACCGACGCTTCGCCGAACTCACCGCACGCCTGTCAGCCGCCGAGCGCCGCGAGCAACAGCGTGAGCAGGAACTAGAGTTCTACCGTCGCCAGGCTCAGCAGCAGCCCCCTGCCGATGAAACGCCGGAGCAGCGCTATCACCGCGAGCGGGCGGTGATCAGGGCTGAGGTGGAAACCCAGATCCGCACCGAGACATTCCACAACCAGGGACAGGCCGCGTTCCCTGACTGGAAGCAGCGCTGCGACGACTTGGTGAAGATGGGTGCCGACGCAAACTTCGCGCAGCTCCTCGTCGAGATGCCCGAGGGCGTGAAGGTGGCAGCAGCCCTCGCCGCCGATCCCGCTGAAGTCGAGCGCATCGCCAACCTCCGCAGCGAGCGGGCGCGGGCGGTAGCCTTGGGTAAGTACGCCGCCACCATCGAGGACGCGCCGCCGGCTCGTGGTAACGGGCACACCACGCCACCGCCACAGGTGACACGCGCACCGGCGCCGATCCGCCCGGTGACCGGACGCGCCAACCCGCAGTTCAACGAATACACCGCACCACCCGAGCAGCTCGTGGACGTGTACCTGAAGCGAGACCTCGAGCGGGCGCGCGGAGGCTCGCGGCGCTGATGGCCGCATCCGACCCAACCCCCGACGTTGCGACGCCCACGGGCGTGCTACAGGGCGTTGCGGCGTTCTCCTGGGATGGCAGCGCCTGGCAGCCCGCCGGCCGCGCAGGCCCCGGCGTGGCGACCCCCACGGGTGTGCTCCAGGGCGTCGCGCCGTTCTCATGGAGCGGGAGTGCGTGGACGCCAGCCGGGCGGTCTCAGCCTGGCGTCGCAACACCCACCGGCGTGCTCGACGGCGTCGCGGTCTACACCTGGTCGGGGTCCGCCTGGACGCCGGCGAGCGGCACGGCCACACCTGCGACACCGAGTGGGGCACTTCGGGGTGTCGCGGCGTTCTCTTGGGACGGGGCCGCATGGCAGCCTGCGGCGCAGGCGCGACCGAGCGTGCCGACCCCCTATGGCGTGCTCGACGGCGTGGCGATATTTGAATGGGGCGGGAGTTCATGGCAGGCCGGCGCAGCGGTTCCGGCCGGGGCGACGCTGGATCTATCTTTTATGTCTGGCACACTCAATCCGCTGCTCACGTTCACTCGCGCGAGCACAGCGACGTATTTCGATGCAACGGGCACCATGCGTACGGCGGCCACCAACGCGCCGCGTTTCGACTACGATCCGGTGACGCATGCGGCGCTGGGATTGTTGATCGAGGAGCAGCGGACGAACGGCATCATCAACTCGGGTGCGATCAACCTGTCGTGGGCGCCTGCGGCGGCGACGTTGGTTGGTGCGGCGGGGGTTGCGCCTGATGGCACCAACTCTGCGACCTTAGTGAGAGAGAACGCGGCCAACGCGGTGCATAACATGGCCTGCCCGATGGCGATCGTGGCGGCCACTGCGTATGCGTTCAGTGTTTATGCGAAGCCGGCCGGTCGCTCGATAATCTATGCAACCGGCATGGGCCTGGGTGGTGCGGGGCTGAATCCGCAATGGGACGTTGCGGCGGGCGCTGACGTTTCCACGGGAGCGGCGGCAGGATTTACCCACGGCATACAGAACGTCGGTAACGGCTGGTATCGCTGCTGGTTCACGTTCACCACGACCAACACCGGCGGGCTTGGCTATAACATGGCGACGGTAGCGGGTGGTACTGCCTATCAGGGCGACAACGTCAGCGGCATATATTTCTGGGGAGCGCAAGGCGAGGCCAGCGCCGCGTTCCCGACGAGCTACATCCCGACGACTGCTGCGGCTGTGACGCGGAGTGCGGATCAGTGCAGCATCCAGCCTGCGCAGATGGGATTTGCCACCAGCACCTCCGCTGCTGGGTCATGGATGGCAGAGTTTGTCTGCAACGCCTTCACTGCAGGCAACTTCCAGCGCGTCGTTTATTCGCCGCCGATCAGCACAGCGACGCTTGTGGGCAAGGATGCCACTAACCATGCGTTTCAGTACGATATTGCCATCGTGCTCTCTACGGTTAACACGATAACAGCCGGTGCTGTGACGAAGGTTGCGTCAACGTGGACAGCAGCCACCGGGCAGATATGTCTGAATGGCGGCGCCGTCGCTTCCGCTGGTGGTATGACAAACGGATATGCCCCGGTATACCCGAATGGTATCGGGTTCATGGTAGCGGCTGGTGCGGCCGTCGAGAACATGACCGGCTACATCCGTCGTGTGCGTTATTGGCCTCGTGTGTTGAGCAACGCCGAGCTGCAGTCGGTGACTACCTGATGCCGCTCAAGACCAGCACATCACCGAAGGCGTTCACATCGAACGTCAAGGCTGAGGTGAAAGCGGGCAAGCCTGTGAAGCAGGCAGTCGCGATCGCATACAGCAAGAAGCGCGAGGCGCAGCGCAAGAAGTAGCGCCCAACCAGTCGCGGTCTGGTCAACACCCGCTGCATCTCCCCGAGGCCGTCGCGTAAGGCCCTAAACACGCTGCGTCGTGCCGATCCGTCTGCGGCTGTGGCTTCCGACTTTCGTCGCAACGGGCAATCGAGGCTCCAAGAACCGCGTCGCGGTGAGGAGCCCTTTTCCCCGCACTTGCGATGAAAGGGCACACCATGCCCGCGACCAATACCTTATTGACGATTTCGATGATCACCGCGAAGGCGCTGGCCATCCTCCATCAGCGCTGCAACATCATCGGCGCCGTGAACAGGCAGTACGATGATTCGTTCGCCAACTCCGGCGCCAAGATCGGCACCACACTCCGCATCCGTCTGCCGGTGCAATACACGGTCAGCACGACGCCAGCGCTCAGCCTCCAGAACACCGTGGAGAACTACGTCTCCCTGCCGATCACCAACCAGTACCACACCGACTTCAGCTTCAGCAGCAGCGAACTCACACTGAGCATTGATGACTTCTCGGCCCGCTACATCGAGCCGGCAATCGCGGTGCTCGCAGCGAAGCTCGAGTCCGACTTCGTCAACCAAATGTGGCCCACGGTGTGGAACCAGGTCGGCACCGCAGGCGCAGCACAGACCTTCAAGACCGTGCTGCAGTCCCGCAAGCTGCTGCTCGACAACCTGACGCCACAGTCGAAGCAGTGGCTGTTGCGCATAAATACGCAGGACAACGTCGATATGGTGGACAGCCTCAAGGGCCTGTTCCAGTCCTCGACCGAAATCCGCACGCAATACACCGACGGCGTGATGGGCCTCTCAGCCGGCTTCGAGTGGGCCGAAAACACGCACCTGACCACACAGACACGCGGCGCCGAAAGCGGCGCCTACACAACGGCCGTCGTCGCCAATCAGAACACCGGCAGCACACTCGCTGTGGTGACCGGCACCGGGGCAGGCAACGCGGGCGATGTGTTTACGATTGCGGGCGTCTACCGCGTGCATCCCGAGACCAAGATCAGCTCGGGCATCCTGCAGCAGTTCGTGCTGACCAGCGCCTACGCAGGCGGCGCCGGCAACATGGCGATCGCACCGGCGATCAATGGCGTGAGCGGCAGCCCGCAGCAGAACGTCGCCACCACGGCGAACGCAACCGCGGCGCTCACGTTCGCCAATACCGCATCCACCGCGACCGGGCTTTCGTTAGCCTTTCATCCCGATGCTTTTACCTTCGCCACAGCCGATCTTGTCATGCCGGGCGGGGTTGACATGGCTTCGCGCGTGGTGAAAGACGGTATCTCGATGAGGGCTGTTCGTCAATACTCAATCTCCGACGACACCTTTCCTATAAGGATTGACGTCTTGTGGGGCTCCGCATCGCTTCGGCCCCAACTCGCGTGCAGATTGGTTGCCAATTAGGTTTGCTGTTTGCTACGAGGATAGTTATCATGCTCCTTCCTTGAAACAGGAGGGAGCATGACCTGCATAGTCGAAGGGTGCGGTGGAAGCGCGAGAGGGCACGGCTATTGCTCGCGGCACTACACACAGTGGCGTCGGCATGGTGACCCGCTTCATCAGGAGCGGCGCTATCACAAGGGGATGCCGGCAGAAGAGCGCTTCGAAGCCTATGTCGAGAAAGGGTCTGGGCCGAAAGCCTGCTGGGAATGGACGGGCGGGAAAATCTCCACTGGCTATGGGATGTTTCACCCCGCGCCTAAGCAATCGGTCCTTGCGCACCGCTATGCCTGGGAACAGGACCGGGGACCAATTCCGGTAGGCCAGTTCATCCTGCACCACTGCGACAACAGATCATGCGTCAATCCGAGACATCTGTTCTGCGGCGACCAGCAGGCGAACGTCGATGACATGATCAATAAGGGCCGTAATCGCACCCCTGGTCCGCCACCGGGAACCCAAAACCACCAGGCGAAACTTACTGAGGAAATTGTGCGGAAAATCCGCGCATCTTCGATGGCGGCTCGGATCCTCGCGAAACGGCATGGCGTGTCGCTGTCTCTGATTTACGCCGTCAAGCAGCGCCGCCTCTGGGCACACATCGAATAGGAGCACCATCACATGCCAACCGCTGTCTCGTATCCAACAGGCCGCACCGTCAACTTCAACGTCGGTCAGGGTTTGCACGACATCTCGCTGCTGGCGAGTGGCAACGGCTGGTCTGCTGCCACCATCACGGCCCACGCCGGAGGAACGCAGGCCGCAGCCACGCCGGTCCGCAGCGCCTGCACATTGATTGCCGTCTGTGCCACCGCTGCCGATAGCGTCGTGCTGCCGCCCGCTGTGGGTGGGCAGTTGCTGTGGATCACCAACGCTGGGGCAGCGTCCTCGCAGATATTTGCCGCTCCCGGTGCTGACACGATCAACGGCGTGGCGAACGGCACCGGCATCGCGCTGGCGAACGGCAAGTCGGTCACGCTGATGTCTCCGCTGGCCGGCGCCTGGTTCAGCATCCTGTCGGCGTAACGCCATGACGATCGCTAACGACCTGATATTCCTATCGCTGCGCAATGCCGGTGTGAACGGAGTCGGCCAGACCCCGATGGCTGACGACGTCAACGACAGCTTCAAGGTTCTCAACGCCTGGATCAACGAGCTGAACCTAGAGCGTCGGGTAAAGGCTAACCGCATTATGCTGCCGACGTTCCCCGACCTCGCCCATGACGTGGTCTTCTGGACGCCCTACGAGCACGTCCTGCTTACCAGCATGGCGGTGCGGCTGCGGCAAATCTACGCGCTACCTCCCATAGACCTCGACGTTAAGCTCGCTGTGAGCGCGCTACAGGCGTTCAACGCCATCAATCAGCAACAGGTCGCCCCGATCATCTGGGGAGTGCCTGAGACCGTCGAGCAGGCTGTCTTCCTCGCACTTCGCATGGCCGGGCGCATCACAGACGAGCAGTCCGTCGCGGACGGCTCCAAGGATGTCAGCGACGCATTCGCGCTGTTGGTGATGATGCTGCACCAGTGGCAGCGCAAGCGATGGCTGATCTGGAACGAGCAGGAGGTGTCGGTCGTCTCGACTGGCGCCAACTGGTACACCATCGGCCCAGGCCAGAACATCGACGTGGCACGCCCCGACAAGGTTCACGCTGCGTGGGTGCGACTCGCGCCGTTCGTCTACAACGTGCCGAGCGACACCCCGCTGCCGGAGGCGCTGCCATTCCGCCTCGGTGCCAACCCAGCGACGGCAACGCATAACCCAGTGGATATACCGCTCGCTATCATCGAGTCGAAAGAGGACTGGTCCGGCATCGCCATCAAGGATCTGAAGTCAATCCCGGCTGCCGTGTTCTATGACAGCAGCTTTCCGGTCGGGCGCGTCTACTTCTGGCCGGTGCCACCGAATGCGACCTATGAGATGCACCTCGTCATCAAGGCGTCCCTGCCGGTGTATCAGGGCCTCGATGACGACCTCGGCCTGCCGCCTGAATACCTCGACGCGGTGGTCAACAATCTGGCGGTGCGAATTGCCACGGCATCCGGCGGGCAGGTTAGCCCCCTGCTGTTGGCCGAGGCACGCGCCAGTCTCAACACCATCAGGATGGCCAACAGCCAGATCCCGCTCCTAAGCATGCCGGCCGCATTGAGCGGCCACCGCGGCGGCGACGTGTCTAGCTGGGCCGGGCGCGGGCTCAATCAGGCTTGGACTGTGGGCGGCACCAGCGTCCTAGGTTAGCAAGGAGCTATTTCCATGAGCATGAGCAGGCAGCAGCGTGGCCTCGCGCGCCTTGGCGGGACGCCGACGACGATGACCACCACGCCGCCCCCAACCACCTCCACCACCGGATACCCGTGGGCCGATGGCGACATCCTCTATGCTGCCGATCTCAACGCAGCCATCGCTTCGCAGGTCTATCAGTCCCCCGCAATCGTAACCGCTCCGCTAACCGTGACGACCGGCAGCGGTGACTTTGTTATCAGTGATGCCTATTCCGTCCCCTCGCCGAACAGCGGCATTTATATGACGCCCAACGGGACTAATGTTGCATTATGTCCCGGCGGTGATTTTGGCTGTGCGCCGCCGGCCACGTTCAACGCGCAGTCAGCATGGTTTCTGAAGACCCAGGGTGTGGCGAACCAGCAGGAAAGCGGCCTATTCGTTCTGGTCGATTCCAGCACCGGAGAGGATACGTTATGGCTGCCGAACACCGGTTACGTGCTCGGTGTCTTCGTGGAGGCCAACGGCAATCTCTATAATTGCACGACGGCCGGGCACAGCGCCGTCAGTGGCACGGGACCAAGCGGCACCGGAACCGGCATTGCCGATGGTACCTGCGTTTGGAACTATGGCGGGCCGAGCTACGCTAATGGCAAGAACGGCGTCGCCGTCAGTATGATAATGCGCCCCGGCTCAGGACAGGCGTTTGCTCTGCCAGTCTCATTGCAACTGGAGCCAGGATGGAAGGGGCGATTTGGCTGCGCCATGGAACTCGATACAGCCAATTTCAGCGGCAACGATACGCAGCTCGGTTCCGCCACTATAATCTATGACCTGTATCTAAGTGGCTCTGTCGGCAGTGAGCCGATCACCGCCTATCTGGCGATCGGGCCGGGCGCGATCGTAGCGGGAAGCGGCGGCACATTCGCGGGATATTATGGCATCTATATAGGCGGCAACAACGCCTATAAGAACAGCGAGATCGCCTTGCATGGCACCGGCTCACAAGCCGGTTATTTTGACGGCGGGGCGCATGCTGTGGCTGGCATTAATGAGGGATCAACCTCCCCCACTGGACTGCTGCTTACCGGCACATATAGCGGTAATGCGATATATGCTTGCAGCGGGAAGTTTATTCTTGCGCCGTCCGGCCTGCTTGGCCTCGGCAACGGTATGTCGGTTGCGATACCGGCGTCCGGCGTGCTGGAGACTTTCTTGTCCGGCGCCACGGTGACCGGCAATATCTCCACCAACGGGACAACGACCTCCTACAACACGTCATCGGATTACCGGCTGAAGACGCTGAGTAGTGCGACAGCGGACGGCGCGCTGATCGATCGGCTACAGGTTCATATGGGCACCTTCAAGGCTGAGCCTGGCGCGGCGCCGCGCTCGATGCTGATTGCGCACGAGGTACAGCAGCACATGCCGCAGGTGGTGCAGGGTAAGAAAGATGCCGTTGATGAAGACGGCAAGCCCGTCATGCAGATGATCGACCATTCCGCACTGATCCCCGAGCTGATCGCCAAGTGTCAGGCGCTATCGCGGGAGGTCGCGGAGTTGCGTGCGGCGATCGGGCGTGGCGTATGACCGGCGGTTATCCATGGGCTACCGGCGATGCGCTGCTGGCGGCGGACCTCAATGCGGCCATTGCGGGCGCCGGGACGGGCGCACAGGGGCCTCCCGGCAAGGATGGGGGAGTAGGCCCCGCTGGACCGGCTGGCGCCCCAGGCCCCGCTGGACCGGCCGGCGCACCGGGAGGCGGCGTGTCCTCCGTTGCCACGTCAGGCAGCGGCATCGCTGGAGGCCCCATCACCACCAGCGGCGTACTCACCGTGGCGTGGAACGGCCCGGCAGTCAGCGCGCTCGGCACCGGCCTCTCAGCAGCCGGCGGCACGCTGGTGGTCACAGGCGTTCCCGCTACTGGCACTGCGGGCGGCGACCTTACCGGCGTCTACCCGAACCCGACGCTGGTCACCACCGGCGTGTCAGCCGCCACCTATGGCGACGCAACACACGTTGCCACATTCACGGTCGACGCGAAGGGACGGATCACCACCGCCTCCAGCGTCGCGCTCACTGCACCGCCGGTGTCGTTCACCAGCGTTACCGGGACAGCCACGTATTCACAACTCCCGACCGAAGTCGCACAGGTTCCGATCGCCTTCCCGTTCAGTGGCAAGCCGGCCGCGGGCGCCATTATCAATGTGCCGATGGCCATGGCACTGACCGTGCCGGCGAGCCTGGCGGGGACGGTCGTATATGATAGCACGAAAACCACGAGCAGCGCGGTGTTCACCGTCAACCGCATCTCCTCCGGGACCACGACGGCGCTCGGCACCGTCACTGTCACAAGCACCTCCAACACCAGCGCCACGCTGAGCGGGGCCGGCGGCAGCCTCGCAATTGGGGATGTTCTCCAGATCGTAGCGCCCACTCAGGACGCGACGCTCGCCGACATCGGCGTTACTGTGCTGTGCGCTAGGATATAGGCGGTGGCTGACTGGTACGTCTCGTCTGCCTCATACGCCGCCATCGCAGCGTTCGTGCCGAGCGCTGTCTACAGCATCGGAAATATCGTGAAACCTACCGCGCCGGCCCTCAAAGCGCAGTGGGCGTTCCGTTGCACCACCGCCGGGACCGCCAGCACCGAGCCAGCGTGGCCCACGGCTAACAATAGCACCGTCACCACAGGGGGCGCGACGTTCACCAACGTTACCGGGCAATCGACGTTTGGCTGGAGCGCTGCTGCGGGCGACATCCCGACGCTGATCGGCGCCGTCGGCACGTTCCGGTTCGCGGCCGGCGACCGCATGTTCGTCAGCAGCGACCACAGTGAGACACAGACCGCAACCGTCACTTATGGCTCCGGGACAGCTTCTGTAGCGTTTGGCGTGGGCCAAGTTCTGAGCGTCAATCGCGCCGGCAGCACGCCTCCCGTCGCGGCTGACCTGACGGCAGGAGCGACCGTCACGGTTACGACCGGGGTGATGACATTGGAGGCCACGTTTCCCGTCTACCATTATGGGATGCACTACACGTATACTGGGGCGACCGCCAATGCCATCCTGTTCAACTCAAGCGGACTGAAGACCCACTGGTTAGATACCTGCCAGTTATATCTGAATACTGCCACTGCCGGATGTCATTACGCTAGCGGTGGTGGGGTCACGGTCGTGCTGAATAACTCCACCGTGCAATTCGGGGCCACCGGCCAGACGATCCTTGCCACGACGGGACCGTTTGAGATCGTCTGGCTGAATACGACGAGCGCGATAGCGGGAGCGACACTCCCGACAAACCTGTTCGCCGTGAGCACGGCGTCCCAAGCGATGACAGTGACGGCACGCGGTGTCGATCTTAGTGCTGTTACCAACACCCTCGTGCTTGGCACGTCAGGCGCCGGTAGCAAGTTTCTGTTCGACAGTTGCCGCATCGCCTCCGGCGTTACTCGCTACAACGGTACGGGTGTCCTCAACACCCGCGACTTGGTGGAACTGGTTAACTGCTATGATGGCACGAACTTCGTCTCCGAGAGCTACCAGCCGTCCGGCGCGGTCACTACCGAGTTCACCATCACGCTAAGTGGTGGCGCTGCCGACAATGTCGGAACCTACAGCCACAAGATGGTGTCGAATACGAACGTCGATAAATACGCCAACCCGCTCGTGGGCTTCTGGATGGACGCGAACTATGCGACGACCGGCAGCAGCAAGACCGCCACGGTGGAGATTATCAGCAGCGGCACGCTGAACAACGACGAGATCAGCCTTATTGTGGAATACCTCGGCACCGCCGGCTCCTCACTCGCCAGCATAGCGACCAGCCTGCCCGCCAACGTGCTGACGACAGCCGGCGCCGTGACAACCTCCACAGCCACTTGGAACAGCAGCCCGGCCACGCCGGTCAAACAACATCTTCAGGTGACGTTCACCCCACAGACAGCCGGTCGCGTGCGCGCACAGGTGCGGCTCGGGAAGGCGTCCACTACGGTCTACGTCAATCCACAGGTGACCATCACATGAGCACACAAACGCTCAGCGCGGGGCGGCCCGGCGCCGGCTCTGCTGTGGTTACTGATGCCGCCGCGCCGCTTACCGTCAACGTCTGTGGCGTGGGTGTGGTGCAGACCGGCACCAGCGGTGGCGGCGGTGGCGGCACGACGCAGACCGCGCGCGTCATGGTACTCGCCTGATGGTCAAGGTCGCGCTCACCGGCGGGGCATACACCGCGCACAGCGTTATCGCGGCGGCGCAGCGTATTGCTTGCGTTATGAATGGTGCGGCATACCTACGTTCCCGGGCTAACAATCGAACGCATCAACGTGAACGGCAACTATTGCCTAGGCAACTGCATGTGGATACCGCGGTCCATGCAATCAGGGAATCGACGCCCTTATTCCGAGTGGAAGCGCCGCGATGAAGATAGCTCTAACAGGAGGTGCGTATCAGGCTCATAGTGTAATAAGTTCAGCGCAGAGATGCCTAAATCTCGTCCAGGAGCCGATGCCGGAGCATCAGGGCGAGCCAATGCCGGCAGCGCATTACCCCACGCCAGGGCTGCGCCTGCTCGGCACCATCGGCACCGGGCCGATCCGCGGCGTCCGGCAGTGTACCACGGGCGGGGTCTACGTCGTCTCCGGCAGCGGCGTCTATAGCGTGGACCCGCTCTCCTGGGTTGCCACGCATCTAGGCGACATCACGCCAGGACTGACAACGCCTGTCAGCATGCAGGACAACGGACTGGACCTCGTGATCGTGGACGGAAGCGCGAACGGCTGGGACGTGACGCTCGCGACCGACGCCTTCGCGCAGATCACCGACCCAACCGGCTTTTTCCCCGGCGCGGATAGGGTGGACTATCTCGACACATATCTCGTGTTCAATAAACCCGGCACGCCGCAGTTCTACATCAGCGGCAGCCTGGCGGTGACATTCGACCCGCTCGATTTCGCCAACAAGGAAAGCTATTCCGACCTGCTCGTGACGCTCGCCGTCGCCAAGCGCGAGGTGTGGCTTCTCGGTGAGCGCACGACCGAGATCTGGTATAACGCCGGAGCAACCGATATCGGCGCCGGTTCCTTCCCGTTTGCCGAGGTGCAGTCAGTCTTCGTGGATCATGGCTGCGCCGCGAAGTATTCGCCCGCAGTCTACGACAATGGTATCTTCTGGTTGACCCGCGACCGCCAGGGCCAGGGATTCGTCATGCAGGGCACCGGGTATCAGACGAAACGCGTTTCTACTTACGCCATCGAGGCCGAACTAGCGGGCTATGCGCGTATCGATGACGCTATCGGCTTCTGCTATCAACTCGCGGGCCATACGTTCTATGTGCTCACTTTTCCGCACGCCGACCATACCTGGTCGTATGACATCACCACTGGCCATTGGCATGAGTGGCTGTGGATCGACAGCAACGGCAGCGAGCACCGGCACCGCGCGAATTGCTACTGGCCGTGCAGCGGCACGCCGGTGATCGGCGACTGGCAGAATGGCAATCTGTATGCACTCGATCTCGACGTCTTCACCGACAACGGCCAGCCGATCAAGCGGGCGCGCTCGTTCCCCCACCTCCTGGCGGACGGAAGGCGTGTATTCTATCGGGAACTCGTCGCCGACCTTGAAACCGGTACGTCGGCCGCCATCGCGCCGAACATCAATAACCTGATCTCGCTGCGCTGGTCCGACGATCGCGGACACAGCTACGGTAGCCCCGTGGCGCAGTCCATCGGCGAGGTGGGCGAGTATTATACGTCGTTGCAGTGGCAGCGGATGGGCATGGCCAGAGATCGCGTGTTTGAGCTTAGCTGGTCGGTGCCGACGCGGACGGCTCTGCAAGGCGCCTGGATTACCGCTGAGACGGCCGACGCCGACACACCGCAGTAGAAATCCTGATGGCCGCGCTCCTTCCTAATCCAGAGCCACAGTTCGTTGACGCCGCCGGCACGCCTTACGCCGGGGGCACGATTGCCACCTATGCGCCAGGCACGTCCGTTCCTAAGGCGACTTGGCGCGACCCGGGGCAGGCCGTGCTCAACACCAACCCGATCCAACTCGATGCCGCGGGCCGGTGTGTCATGTATGGCGATGGGGATTACCGCTTGATCCTGCGCGATGCGGCCGGCAACCAGGTGTGGGATCAGCCGTCATCCACCATCGTCAGCGCCGCGATGCAGCCCGTGGTGTCGGCGCCGGATCTGGCCACTGCACGCAACCTGCTCGGGGTTGATGACGCCATTGCGGCCGAGGCCGCGGCACGTTCGTCAGCGGATACTGCGGAGCAGACGGCGCGCATTGCCGCCGACACCGCCGAGACCAATGCGCGGACTGCGGCCGATGCCAACCTACAGAGCCAGATCGATGCCATCAACGCGACGATCGCCGGACTGCCGGCCCCTACTATCACCGCGACGCAGCATGGCGACGTTACGGTCGATCCGTCAGGCCACACCCGTGTGACATTTACGACGCCCTACACGTCACTGCCGAATGTCGTCTGCCAGTGCCTGGCGCTCAACTTCGATGTGAACATTGCCAGCATCAGGCCAGACCTGAACGGCTTTGATATCTGGATCGCCTACGGCATTCCGTCCGTCGTGCCGGCGCCGAACATCCGGTTCCACTGGATCGCGGTGGGCTCCTGATGGCTTCCTTGCTGTTCTCCCCGGTCGTCCAGTTCATCGACGCCAACGGCATGCCCTACGCCGGGGGCACTCTCAACACCTATGCGGCGGGCACCTCGTCCCCCAAGCAAACCTGGAGCGAACACACCGGGACCGCTCTCAACACCAATCCGATCCAGCTTGATTCCGCCGGACGCTGCCAGATGTTCGGGGACGGGGAATATCGCCTCGTGCTGCGAGATGCGGCAGGCAACCAGGTCTGGGACCAGTATTCCACAACCATTGTATCGGCGGCGATGCAGCCAGTTGTCGTGGCGCCGACATTGGTCGACGCGCGCCAGGCTATGGGCATCACCGACGCGATCAATGTGGAGGCTACGGCGCGAGCCGTTGCGGACACAGCGGAGGCCAATGCACGAGCTGCCGCTGATACTGCCGAGACGAATGCCCGCATCGACGCGGTCAATCTGCTTACGACGAACCTCAACAGCGAGATTACGCGAGCGCAGGCGGCCGAGGCTAACCTGCAAAGCCAGATTTCCGGCATCGTGGTGGCGCCGCCGACGTTTGCTTACACCACGCATACCGGCTCATCGACCACCGATGGCAGCGGCGCTTTCACCGCGACATGGCCGGCTTTCTCCAAGATGTACATAGGGCTGCAGATTGCGCAGTCTGACCCGCTATTCGTAGGGGGATACTTCCAGCCGACAACCATCACGCTCAACAGCTACAATGGGACACTCAACACGACCGACAACCTCTACCCGACGCCTACAACGAGCGTACAGGCCGGTAAGACGTTTAACTGGACTGTGCAGGGGTACTGATGGCGCAGAGCCCGCACGCCCAGGCGGTGCCGTCCTCGCCGCTGGTCGATCCCAACACCGGGGAGGTGGACTCGGCATGGCGGGCGTTCCTGGTCGGCCTCTACAATCGCAGCGGCGGCGCGACCGGACAGGTGTCGGCCAGCGCGGCAGACCTAGCGGCCGAGACGAAGGCCCGCTCCGATGCAGATGCTGCGCTCTCGGCATCGCTCACAGCCGAGATTGCGGCACGCACGGCGGCCGATGCCGGGCATGACACACAAATTGCCGCCGAGCAGGCGGGGCGCCGGGCGGGGGATATTGCGGTGAGTTCCGCGGTCACCTCGCTGCATACGTCGGGCACCGGGGCGCCGACCAGCACGCAGGCTGTTGGCTCGCTCTACAGCCGGACGGACGGCACGGTGGGCGCGACGCTCTACGTGAGCCGTGGCGGCGGCGTCTGGAACGCTGTGGCGGGGGTGTGACCTTGCGGTGCGATCACGAGATAGCGGATAACGAAACGCCGGTCAGGATGGGCCTGGCCGGCGTCTCAATGGAGGCGAAACATGGGTATGATCCATGTAGGTCTCCTGGTGCTTATCATCGTGCTCGTCTGCCGCATCGTCAAGGCGGTGAAGATCACGTTGAAGTAGCAGGAGCGCCCCGGTCACTGCAAGGTGGCCGGGGTTCCTCCGGGGCGGGCGACTAATATCCCCCTTCGTCATCTTTGCTTTGCCCCGCTGCAGAACCAAGTGGCTCTCGGTCTTCCTGCAATACGGCGACTGGCAGGTGGGTCACGACGAGCTGCGGCATGCACGCTCGCTGGACGACGTCACCTCGTGGCTGGCCCAGCCATGCACCGGCACGGTTGAAACAAGTGCTGCCCCCTTCTGGCGCCTCCTCCCGGCCGGTGTGCGGGTCGTCACGGTGCGCCGCCCGGTGCCCGACGTCGTGGCGTCGATCGCGCGTGCTGGCATCGTGTTCGATGCTGCGGTGATGACGCGGGTCATCGAGCACCACGAGCGCAAGCTGGATCAGATCGAGGCGCGGCTGCCGGATGTGGTGGCGGTGCGGTTCGAGGATCTGGCGGTCGAGGCAACATGCGCGCGGGTGTTCGAGCACTGTATAGGACTGCCGCACGATCCGGCATGGTGGCGGGCAGTGTCCGCGGTCAACATCCAGGCCAGCATACCGCTCATGCTGCGCTACCTCGCGGCACACGCGCCGCAGGTGGAGAAAATGCGGCGGCTGGCACGGCACGAGACGCTGCGTAGGTTCAGGCGGCCGGTGGAGTTGAACGGCGTCACGTTCCAGCAGGAGCCGCTAGGGGTGGCGTTGCGGGATGCAGGGCTTCTGATGTCGGATGAGTGCGTGATGCTCGGCGAGTTTCCCGAGGCGTGGCGGGGCATGAACGTGCCTCTGCTGGAGCGCCTCGACGCGAATGGCGTGCTGTATGTCTATACCGCCCGCAGCAATGGAAAAATGTTCGGCTGTCTCGTCAGTGCCATCGGCGAGTCGTTCTATGCACGCGATCAGTTAGAGGCTGAGCAAGTGTGGTTCTTTGCCGACCCGTCCTGGCCGGGGCTCGGGCGCAAGCTGCAGCACGCGGCGTGCGATGACCTGCGGGCTCGAGGCGTGACGAGGGTTCTGATGTTCCAGCCGGATGAGACACGGGTCGGGTTGGTATATCGCCGCCTCGGCGCGCGACAGACCGGGCAGCGTTGGGTTAAGGAGTTGTAGTAATGCCTATCGGAACCGGCGCAGCAATCATTGGGTCCAGCATACTGGGCGCTGGCTCAAGCCTGTTGGGTTCCGGCAAGGCCAGCTCGGCAGCGAAGGACGCGGCGGCACAGGCGCAGGCGCGATACCTGCAGACGCGGGCGGACCTCTCGCCGTTCACCGGGATCGGGAGCACCGCAGGAGCCAACGCGTTGTCGTTGGCGCAGGGCAGCCCGACCGGCGGCGGGCCGGACTACGTGTCGCTCGCTGCCGGCGAGCGCCCTGGGCAAATGACGCAGGCTGAGCTGGAGCAAACGCCAGGCTATCAATTCACGCGCGACCAGGGCCTGAAGATGGTGCAGAGTGCCGCCGCAGCTCGCGGGCTTGGTGTGAGCGGTGCGAGCCTCAAGGGCGCGGCGACATACGCGACCGGCCTCGCGAACACCACCTACAAAGACCAATTCAATCTGCAGCAGCAGCGCTTCAACGACCTGCTGGCGCTGAACACCGGGCAGCAGGGGAACCTGACCAACCAGTTCAACCGCTTCAATGCGCTGGCCGGGATTGGCGAGAGCGCCGCGGCGGGCACCGGCACGATCGGCGCATCGCTGGCGAACACCTCAGCCAACGCCACGCAGCAGGCCGGACTGGACCAGGCGGCGGGCACGACGGGTGCAACGAACGCGCTGACCGGCGGCGTCAACAGCTACCTCGGATACCAGAATTTCCAGGATCTGATGAAGCGGTTCGGGCCGGCAACCTCGGGCGGCGGGACGACCGGCTATACCGGTGGCGCGGCTGCGGGCAGTGCAACGCCGCTCGGATATCAGGCGTCTACGGGCAACACTTGGTACAGCTGAGGACGCACCATGTCTGACACCCTGACGAACGCGCTGTCGCAGAGCGCGCACACCGGCTCCGTGCTGCAGGGGATCATGAACCCGGCGACGGTCAACCCGCTGGCGGGGTATGGCTCCGCTATCACCGCCGTGACCGGTATGCAGGGATTGGCGAAGACGCAGGGCGAGCAGCTCGTTGGGCAGGCGCTGCAACAGGCCACCGATGAGCAGGGGAACGTAGACATCGGGAAAGCTCGCTCGATTGCCGCTGGTATGGGGCCGAACGCAGCCTATGCGATGCAGGACTTTCTAAAGACCGCTTCGCAGTTGCGTGGTCAGGGCATCGAGCAGAACCTGAAGATCAATAGTGCGGTCAACGCCGCCGTCACAGCGGCCCTTGCGTCGGATGATGCCAACCTGAAGCAGACCGTGATCCAGCAGGCGCAGCGGCTTCGCGGCATTCTTCCACCCGATGTGGTGGACCATTCCTTGCTGAACCTGTCATCGGACCCGGCGCAGCTACGGCAACAACTGGAGACGTTGCGCGTGCAGTCGCTGCCGCCGCAGCAGCAGCAGAATGTGATCTACGGCGAGCCGTTCCGACAGACCCTCCCCGGTGGTGCCACGGGTGGCGGCGTGCAATATCCGACGAGGCCAGGGGCGCCGGTCACCGGGCCGCCTGGGGGTCAGCCGGGGTTGCCACTGGGTATGGACCCAGGTCAAACCGCAGCCTACCAGCAATGGTTGAAGCAGGCACGCGATTATCCTGACCCGGCCAATCCGACCGTGCAGAAGCACGGCACCAACGAGACATTTCTTAGAGACACCGGCGTGCCGGACAAGTACATCTATCCCGGCGGGGCTCCTGCAACGCCAGGCACACAACCGGCCGCATCGCCGCTTGGAACCGGGCGGCCACCGTCGGCGCTGTTGAACCCAAACAAGCCACAGGCCGCACCTTCAGCCGCGGCATCGCCGGCGGGAACCGGGATCAGCGGCCCGACCCCAGCACAGGCAGCGGGAGCGGAGGCAACCAAGAAACAAGGCGAACTTGGGCCGCCGAAGTTCCAGGCAGAAAGCGACGCGGACACCCTCGCGCAGAATCAGCAGGCGGTCCTCGGCAATATGCTGGCCGACACAGCACAATTCACCACCGGCCCGCTCGCCGGCATCGTCGGCAAGGTTCGCAACCTAGCAGGCAATCTCGGGCTCAACATCAACGCTGAGGCCCAGTCATCGAAGGAGAGCTTCAACAAGCTCGCGGCTGGCCTGGCAAATGCGCAAGGCGCCGGCAGCGATGCACGCATGAACGTCAACATTTCGGCCAATCCACATGAGGAACTGTCACCAGCGGGTGTCGATATGATCCTGCGTCAATTACAAGGAAATGCAGACTACATCCGCGCTCGCGCGAGCCTCGCTGCTAAATATCCCGACAAACAAAATTACCCCGCTTTCCAGCAGAGCATCAAAGACCTCGACCCGCGGGTGTTTCAGTTGACGCGAATGACCGGGGACCAGCGGACGACCTATTGGAAGAGCCTGGACGACCAGACGCAGAAGCAACTCGATGCGGCCGGCAAGAAGGCCAAGGACATGGGCGTGCTCGGCGGTGGCTGACGTCACGGCATACGACCCGGTCTTCGAGGCGGCAGGCAACGAGTGGAACGTTGACCCGCAGCTACTGAAGGCGATGGCGATACAGGAGAGCGGCGGCAGGACGAATGCCGTCAGCAAGGCGGGCGCGCTCGGCGTGATGCAGATCATGCCGGATACGGCCAAGATCCTCGGCATCACCGACCCGACCGACCCGGTGCAGTCGATCTATGGCGCCGCCAAGTACATGAACCGGGCGCTGGACAAGGAGGGGTCGGTCGAGGACGCGCTGAGGAATTACCACGGCGGAGATGGTTGGCGGCAGGCATACGGCGACGAGAGCCGCAACTACGTGCCGGCGGTGACGAAGCACTATCAGATGCTCGGGCAGTTCAAGGCGGCGTTGGCGGACCCGAACCCTTCCTTGACTACCGATGCCGCGGCTGCAGCCGCACCGGCTCCAGCGACGCCCACAGGGGCGGGAAAGGCCATGGCAAGTGATGATCTCCCATCGTGGCTGCCGCCGGCTCCTACCAATGCTGCACCAGCGGCAAAGGACGCCTCTGACGGGTTCCCGTCGTGGCTTCCGCCGGCACCGAAGCCGAGCGGGACGGCGGCTACGCCGGAGCCGGACCGGTCGATCCTGTCCCGCATCGGATCTGCCGCCTCGGATGTCGCTGGCTATGGCGCTGGATTGATCGGCGCCGCCACGAAGGGACTGAGCTTCGGCCTCTCCAATCCGCTGGACCAAGCCACGGCAGCGCTATTTCCCGGCAGCGGCTTCGCTAAGTTACAGCCCCAGCGTGAGCAGGCGCAGCAGGCGTTCGAGACGGCAAATCCACTTGCTGCCGGCGCAGCGCAGGTTGCTGGCTCGCTGCCAACGTACATGATGGGCGAGGGTGCCTTGCGCGCCGTCGTGCCTGTGGCACAGGCTCCAGGCGTTGTTTCTACTGGCGCGAACCTTCTTGGATCAGCGGCGCGCAATGCGCTGGTGAGCGGCGCTGAAGCGGCGGGCACAGCCGATGGCTCTGTGGCGGATCGGTTAGAGGCAGCGAAGCGTGGAGCGGTTGTTGGAGCTGTGGCGGGGCCAGCGGGCGACGTTGCCGGTGCCGGCGTCCAGAGACTATTAGGAGGCGGCGTTTCGGCGGCTGACGCCACACTTGGTCAATTGGCGCGGCAGAAATATGGCATACCGATCACTGCCGCCGATATGTCGGGCAATCAGTTCTACCGCACCGCAACCGATCAGATGTCCAAGCTACCATTCAGCGGCGCGGGGGCGGCTGACGCCGCTAAGCGGCTTTCGTGGCAATCTGCCATTGCCAAGCAAATGGGCGAAGATGCTTCACAGTTCACAGACGATGTTATGAGCCGTGCGAAAACACGTATTGGCAAAGAGTTCGACGGTGTCGCTCAAAGGACCACAATCGACAGTTTGAGCGTTGATGCGTTGCAGAACGACCTAGCGAAAATAGAGACCGATTTGCCCGGCGTGCCAATGGGCGAGGGTGAACGAAACGCACTTAAAGCTAATATGGAGAACATCACCAAAGCAGCAGCAAAGGGCGATGGCACGATAAGCGGTGATGACTACCAAGCGCTTACCCGTGCAAAAACACCACTCGATCTCGCGGAGAGCAGTCAAGATCCTAATGTTCGCCATGTCGCCGGGCAGATCAGAGATACGCTGGATGATGCGTTCGCCCGCTCAGCATCGCCCCAGGATCAGGCGGCGCTTCAGCAGGCCCGCTATCAGTACCGAGTGATGAGGACGGTTCAGGATCTGGCGGCGGGTTCCAGGGACGGGAACATCTCGCCAGACGCCTTCATGCAAAAGGTGCTGGCGGCCTCACGCCGTTTCGATGCGCCGACCGGCGGTATGGCCTATACAGGAGGCGGCGACATCGGCGAGTTGGCTCGGATTGGGAAACTGATGCGAGCCGCGCCAGACAGCGGCACAGCGGACCGGGCGCTCATCAATGCTCTGGCCTTAGGCGCCGGCGGTATCGTGCCAACGCTCGCTGCGCATCCTCTTTACGGAGTGGCGGCGCCTGCGGCTGTTGTCGCGAACAACTTGGCTGGTCGCGCCTTACGGAGTGGCTGGGCTGCCAAGCAAGCCATCCAGAATACCCTCAATCCAGGCTACTTCCCGCCCGCAGCAACCGTTGCCGGCACGGCGGCGGGTGTTAATGCGCTCAATCGTCCATAGAAAAACCACCAGGCTCGTAAACTGGCGATGCTCTGGCTTGGCGCTCTTTTTCGAACCAAGCAAGCCGATCGCGCTCCAGCCAAGCTAGGCGCTTCTCCTCCGACAGGGTGGACACCCGGCGCGGCTTCGTAGCAAGAGGCCGTCGCGCCATATGAGTAAGACCGCCAACAAACCACAGCAGGCCGATGGTGATGACGATAAGTGTCAGCATACCGTTGCTAGAATCAGCACATTGTGCGTCAATGCGCGTTGGAGATGAACCAATGACCTAGAAAAAGCAAAGGGACGCCGGAAAGGCGCCCCCAAGCGGTAGATGAAACTCGCAATTCCATTTACCGCACAATCCGAGCCTCCGAGTCAAGCCCCTTCGGGTTGGTGGGTTTCTGCGCCCTGACGGCTGCCCTCTGCGGAGGGGAGACCGATGCTCACGAACCAGGAAGCCTTCCTGTGGCGTCAGCGGCTGCTCAAGGAGCGGTCCCTGCGCAACATCACCGACATGCACGCCCGCATCCTGCTCTACACCCTGGGCGCCATCGAGGACGGGGACGACCGGCTCAGCCACGCTGCCGTCGCCGAGGCGCTGGACGTGGCCGTGCGGACCGTAGGAGACGCCTACAGGCGTGCGAAGGGCATCGGGCTGCTGGAGTGGGATGCGCAGTTCCGCGACGCTGGGGGCGTCCGCAGGCGCACCACGAACCGCTACCGGCTGGCAATGCCGCTCGCTGAGCCGGAAGCCCGGCCAGATTTGCGCCGTCATCGCAAGCCGCCTCTTGTTCCTAAGCTACTTCCTTCTTGCTCGGCACACTCCACCGATCGGCTATCCGGCCCGCTACCCGGCTTCTTGGCGCGGTTCGCAGCGAAGATCGCGGAGGAGAAGCGCGTCAGGGCCGCGAGGCGCTGACGGTCAGCGTCGGTCATCCGTGTGGCGGCCACATATGCAGGGCTGCGAACAGGATGCCGCTAGCCGCAATCAGGCCGGCAATGCCGCGCATCGTCAGGTCGTGCTTCACCTCGGCAATCGTCGTGCGCACGGCTTCTATATCTGCCTTCGTCGCGACGTTGTCGTGGATGGCGTCGATGATGACCGACGCGACGCGCTCGGCCTTGGCGCGTTCGATGCCGGCATCCTCGATGGCGTTCGCCAGCGCGAGGCGGTCGCTCATGGCCGCTCGCCGATGAAGATGCAGAGGGCGAGGCCCAAAAGAAAATGCAACATCTCAGATACTCCGAATTGGGGCGCCGATTCGTACTGGCGCCCCTTGCCACGGTCAAACGGCAGCGGTCTGGCGCCGTCCTTTGGGTTGCTTATGCTGGTGCCTTTGGATGCTTGCGGCACCACGCCGCGCTGCCGGCGAACAGATCGCTGTCTCGATAGATGCACTCAAAGTCGCAGTGCTCTGTGCCCGCCAGTGCGCACTGGCCATCGTCGCCCAGGCCACACTCGTCCTCGAAATCATCATCTGGCCATGGCGGCTCATCATGGTCACTCAAGAGTGGTCACCGGAAGCTCACCACCGCATCCGCCACACCGCGAGCAGCACCCAGCCGCACAGAGCCAGCGCCAGCAGGAGCTGCAGCGCGGTCAACCGGCAGCCAACTTGTCGGCATATTCCTGTTTCTTAGCAATGTACCTGGCCATTCCTTCACGGTATTTGCGTTGCCATTCAGGATTCGCACGCAGTCGGGCATTTGTCTCGCGCACCTTCTGCCGATATTCGGGATTGGCCTCGCGGCGAGCTATTCCTTCGCGGTACTTCCGCTGAAATTCCGGATCCGAGCGAAGTTGTGCTATTTTTGCAGCATCCCAGGCTGTTGTCTCACGGTTCTTGCGCCGCCATTCAGGGTTGGCACTCCGGCGGATGTTGGCTGCACGGATCATTTGTCGCCACTCTGGATCGGCAGAACGCTTAGCTGCTGCTTCACGGATTTTGCGTAACCATTCCGGATTAGTGGCGAGAAGAGCCATTCTCTCACGGTTCTTCTGCTGAAACTCCTGATCGGCGCCTTTCAGAACATTCGCCAGACGCACTCTCTCTTGCCACTCTGGGTCGGCGTGGAGCCGGGCTAAGTGTTCGCGATTCTTCCGGCGCCATTGAGGGTTGGCCGAGCGCCGGATCTTCCCTTCATGATTTTTACGGTAGTATTCTGGTTCGGCATTGCGTCGTGCGGCGGCTTCGCGTGAAGCTCCGAACCCGCCTTCCGTCTTATTGCGGCAGAGTGGGTCAGCATCTATGATCGCAAAATCCACCAGCGCAGCTTCAGCAGCATAGGCGTGCTCCTCGCTGTAGAAGAACTCAGCGATTTCGATGACGAGTTCATCACGCGCAGCATGATTGAGCACCCAATTCCCCGACCCCAAGTATCCGTCGTTTAGGTTGTTGGTGGAGTGCTTTCCGCCATACCATTCACCAGTGTCTGGATGATAGGTGATGTATGTATAGTGCCAGTAGCCGTTATCATCCGGCGGTGGGATGGCGCGTTCGGTGGGATCAGCCCGCTGCAAGATTTTCCTCGCCTTTGATATGCACTTCGTCGTCCTCTGATGGCTCTACATACCATTTCGACAAGGCACCGGCAATCAGCTTGTTCAACTCATCGAGGTGACCGTTGCGGAAGCTCTCCTTCGCCCGCATGGTTTCTTCACCGCATAGCAGGCGATCGACTTCCTCGGCGCTCTGGGCGTCGCGCAGGGCAATCGCCAGGCCGTCGAGGAAATCACGGCGCGTCCGCTGCCGCGGTGCATCAGGTAGGGATGCTTCATACATAGGTGCCTGTGCGGAAATCTTCGCGCCGCGCTGCATCGGGGCAGCGGCGGCCTTCAGCGGCACGTCTCGGTTCATCTGCTCGCGGGCGTCGGTGGCCGTGCTCTCGATCGTCGGGCCGTTGTGCTCGACTGGAGGGATGTCCGCCGCCTCGCCCGGTTCGTACATCCCCGACGTCGCCAATGGCCAGAGCGTGCGCACACCCTCGGACACAACGCGGCTGCGCAGCATCTGCCTCGGGAATTTGCTGTACATGTCCTTTTTGCCGAAGGCTGTCTGTGCCCGCTTCATGTCCCAGTCGATCCGCACCTCGCCGGTCTGCGGGTGCGTGAACGTGGCGTCGGCCAGCTCGTCGGTCAGGCTGTGCCACTGGACTTTGCCGCCGGCCAGGATGAAATCGCGCAGCATCGCCTCGGCCTTTTTGGCAGGGCGGTTGTTGATGATGTCGTAATCACGCGCCGCCTCGACCGGATGCCGGCCCTCGGCTTGGGCGATCGCCATGAGGACGAGAGCCTGGTCTGGCGTCTTAATGCCAAACAAGGCGCTCTTGGCGATGGCGACGGCGAGCGTCTGCATGTCCTGCAGTGGCATCGCGACGGGGACAAGAGCGTTCATTGTGGGTCTCCAGATTTCTCAGCGCTCCGCAGCTTGCGGATGCTGACCAGCTCACCGTCATCGGTCAGTCCGCGCAGCTCGACGCGTTGTTCAGTCAGCTTGAACGTGAACTCATCGACCAGGGCGGGATGGTTCGCGCGAAGTTCCTTGATGTCGGTGCGGGTCGTCTCCACGTCGCGGATTTCGACGGCATAGCGGTTGCCGGTACGCGCTGACGGATCGGATAGCATGAGGCTCCGCAGATCGCGCTCGCGGGACGATAGCGCCTTTAGTTGCTCGCGTACGTCGAAAAGCTCGTCGGCGGGCGGCAGGTTATCAGTCATTGCACACGTCATTCAGAATTTCGGCAGCGCGCTTCCTGGCGTCGATCTCGTGCAGCGCCTCGATGCTGCATGGCCGCAGCACGCCGTTGTCGATATCGGCCAGCAGTTGCTGGGCTTCCCGGCGCCAATGCGCGTCCCCTGCGACCGCGTGGCGCAGCGTCGTCACCAGATCCGCCGCACGCATTTCGGCCACCACGGCGCGCACCATCTCCTGCTCGGTCATGCTGCGCTATCCTCTGTGTCCGCATCTGTCTCGGGCTCAGCGCTTCCGCCCGCCACGCGCTGCGGCACGATGGCGATGGCTGCGCCCTTGCGCGGGCGACCGCCGCGGCGGCGCTGCAGCTCCTCGATCATGTTGCGGATCTCGAGGACACGCCCGCGGATCAGAACGGCATCGAGTTCCAGCTCGCGCTCGCGCAACTTCAGAGCCTCCAGGGTGATGTCGGTCATGGCGTCCTGCTCCACATCGGGAAGTGGCCGGGGTATTTGCGATCCAGTGCTTCGAGGTAGTGGTGGAGCGCGGTCATCACTCCCGGCTCTAGGGCAACGACGTGATCACCGTTCTCGCGCGGTGCCCGTAGGATCACCTGCCAGCCATCGAAGCTCGCGTAGAGGCCGTCGCCGAGATATGTCTCGGGGCACTCGCTCACGCGGCGCTCCTCTCGCGCAGCCAGTCGGTGTCGATGCTGAGTTCGTCCGCTAGCAGTGCCATGAGGTCGGCGATGGCGGCCGCAGGCGTCGCGCCGTAGCCGATCGTGGAGCGGTTGCGGCTGTCCGCGGCACCGTCATACGTATCCGAGTCAATGGCGCTGTAGCGGCAGTCACGCGGCGCGTGGCCCGTGGTATCGGGCTCGACCTGGATGTTCATGCGGCGGTCCTCTTGTGCTGCGCTGCGCCCTCGATGAGCATTGCGTCCAGCGCCTCTGCCAAGCTGTCTACGTCGTCCGTCCGCATCGTCGCGTTGTCGCGGTAGCCAGACAGATCGGCGAGGATGAAATCGGCCAGCGGCCTGGTGCCGCGTTTCTCATGGAACAGTTCGCGCCACTGTTTCGCGGACCTCATGGCGAGGCCCCCTTGTGCAGAGGGATGTGCATCTGCGATTTCAATGAGTTAGCCACCGCGGCCTGGAACGCGGCGCGCTCGGGGATGGCGTAGAGGCGTCGCCACTCGGCCAGCCGGTGGCGGGCGTCGCGGCGCCAGTACGTGCGGTCGGGGCCGGAGGCGCGGCGGTATTCCTCCACGGCAGCCAGGAGGTCCCGGAGGCGCTGGTCCCGCAGAATTCTCTTTGCCGACAACAGGCTGTCGGGCGGTGCCGATGTATTCGCGGGTGCAGCGGCGGCACTGTCACACGTTGCAGTTGGGGACAGAGGTTTTTTGACACTTGCGTGGCGGCAGGGTGTCCGTTCTATGCTCGCGCTGCCGGCGACTACCTCCGGCCATTCGCCACGGTTCGGCCCCCTCAGCAGGGACACCGACGCGGGCGTCGTGCCGTTCCGGTGCCAGCCGTTCTGAACAGGGAAGGACGAGCCGTCGTGCCGCTCTTTATCCGCCTGCCAGACGCCGCCTCGGTTCATATCCATGGCGGCAAACTAGGGGTTAATAACCCCTCCGTCAAGAATTATCGGGGGCGTTTAGCCCCTAGTTGTGTAAATACAAGCCCTCAGATGCTTCAGATGTGTTGGGGGGAGAACCCGTGCCAGGAGTGTCGAGCTTGTGGGGTTCTAGCCGACGGATCGCCAATTCCGGATGGTCCCGCGCCAGTATTCCAGCCAACTCCGGATCAAGCCCAGTGAGCCTGCCGCCAACCACGTAGTCCAACGAGATTCCGAGAGCATGGAACATGCGCCAAGCCAGTCGGAGGCCGGGATCGGATTTGCCGTTCTCTATATTGCGTAGCGTCGTCATATCTACGCCCAATCTGCGGGAAAATTCGATGCGGCTGACCCCGTGCGCCTCTCGCGCCCACATGATGCGGCGTCCGCGTGCTTCGCGTTGCTCGGGGCTATCTCCGGGCGCTCGTGTCTTTTGAGGCCGTGCTGCCATACCGTCTAAAACGCTCACCATTATGGTTATCTAGTTATGGGGCATTAAGCCCCGCTTCGTCACCACATCTCTGGCAAATATTTTAGCAGGCAGTCTAGGGCTTGACGCTAGGGCCGGGAATCCCCCACCATGGCCGACCATGACCCGGCATAGGGCCATCATCAGAAAGCTGGGGGGCCACGTGGCGCTTGCCGACCATCTGGGCCTGGACGCGGAGACGGTGAAGTCCTGGAACAAGGCGGACCGGGGCATTCCGGCGCGCTACTGGCTGGACGTGGCCAAGCTGGCCAGGACGACCCCCGAATACCTCCAGCGCACCAGCCCGAAGCCCTACCCGGCGGCCCGCAAGTGAGTGCCCGTCAGGCCGCCACGGATGAGGCAATCATGGTGCTTCTCGCGGCCGGCTGGGACCCTGACGGGATTGCGCTGCTGTTCCGCATTCCATGGGCCAAGGTCGAACAGGCCGTTCGGTCGGACTTTCGCGCGTATCTCGATGATGGATCACAGGTTCGCAGGGATCGACTAGCCAGATGGATCGCTGTGGCATGAGCTCCGTCGCCACCGCCACGCTGCTGCCCGAGCCCGCGCCGCGGCGGCGGCCTTACCGGCTGACCCAGCCGGTCGTCCGCGAGCATCCCCTCCAGAAGCAGATCTGCGACACGCTGCGGCTCGAGGTGGCGCCGCCCGGCAAGGTCTCGCGCTTCGGCGTCGTCTGGTGGGCGATCGATCACGCCAACTATGCCGGCGAGGTGCCGGGCGTTCGCGTCGGCCGCGGCATCATCGCTGGCATGCAGGATCTGTTCATCCTCTACCGCGGCCGCGCCCACCATCCCGAGATCAAGGCGGCTGACGGCGCGTTGTCGGAGGCGCAGCAGAGCGTCTGCGCGGCTGTGCTCGCCGCCGGTGGCAGGGTGGCGGTGGTGCGGGATGCGGACGAGCTGCTGGCGTGCCTCGATGAGTGGGGCATCCCGCGAAACCACCGGGTGAGGGTGGCGGCATGAAGGCCGGGCGCCCCTGCGAGCATTGTGGGCAGGCGTTCCTGCCGCGGAAGGCCACGAGCCGGTTCTGCTCGCGCATCTGCGACGCCAATCGTCGGCGGCTGGCGCGGATCCCGGAGCGTCCGCAGTACGCCTACACCGGCCGGCTGTCGGATGCGCTGCAGCGCGAGGTGGACGCCGCGCGGGCCGAGGCGCCGACGGCGCCGCTGTATCGGCCGGGCGCGACGCTGTGATCACCTACCCGTCCGACCGCATCCGCGCATTGGTGGATAAGAAGATCCTGAAGCTCTCCACTGCGAAGTTCGCGGTTGATCCCGTGCTCGGATCACATTCGTTATTGGCCAGCATCTACAGTTCTGTGCCTAAGCGCCACGGCGAGATCATCGAGAACGCCATCTCTGATGCGCTGCTGGAGAGTGGCGAATATCTGGTGCTCACCAAGGTCCGTTATGTCGTCTCGCAGGCTGCGGACCAGGTCTATGGTGCGCAGCGCATGACGAGCAGCCTGCAGACGAGACTGCCATACGGCGACGTTGGTGGTCGTAGCATGCAGCTTGATCTTGTGGCGTATCACCGGCCATCGTGCCGCATCGGTGCCTATGAGATTAAGCGCGGCAATGGCGCGCATGATGCGGGCAAGGTCAGATCGCTTACGCGCGATATCGTTGCCATACAGACAACGCTTGCCAGCTTCGGTGAAGGCCGCGGGCTTGCCGTCACTCAGCCGATCTCCCGGGCCATCTTCTATTATGGTGCGCGCGGCTCGATGCCTAAGGAACTATCGCTGAACGGCGCCCAGCTCGATGACCATTTCGGCTGCCAAGTCCGCGAGACTGTTGAGATAGCGACTGCATATTATCGAGCACGATGGATCGAGATGTTGGAGGGATTGGGAGAGCACAGGCCAGAAATCCGGCAGACTGAGTTGGAGCTTCGGCTATGAGTGACGCGGCGCGGATTATCCCGTTTGTTTCCTGTGACGAGTGGCGCAACGAGGGCTTGCGGCTCGGTGAACGTGAGCGGTCGGCACGATCTCTGATGTGGGACATCGGCGACTGGTGGAACCGCGGAGCGGCTTATGGCGAGCGAGCGCAGATTGTTACTGCGGGCGATTGGACTGGGCCGGCGCACGGGACGTGTCGCTATGCTGGTTCAGTGGCTGAACGGTGGCCGGTGTTATGTCGACATAACACTTTGAGTTTTGAGCATCATCGCGCTGTGGCGCCGTTGCGGGACGAGCAGGCAGTCCCGCTGCTGGAGGTAGCCGATAACCAGGATCTGTCGGTGGCCGATCTGCGGGCCTTAATCAAGCGAGACAAGCGGGCTGCCAAAGAAACCGAGTTAGGCGCCAGGCAGCGTGCATTACCGAACCGACGGTATGGCGTGCTGTACGCTGACCCGCCGTGGCGCTTCGAGCCGTGGTCGCGCGAAACCGGCATGGAT